TAATGTATGTCATAGCCGTTTGACTGAATAGACCTGCCTCTCTCGCTTCCTTCGATTTAGGTTTTGTCATTAGTGCCGAGATACCGCTTCCAGTAAAGCGACCGAGTCGTAGTCGTGACCACGCTTCGCTTTGTTGAGCGGCGTGGATAAGTGCGTCTTGAATGTATTGATTCATCTTGCTTTGAGTAAAGTGTTTATAGTTGCTTTCTGCGTTTCGGTCATCACTTCAGCGAGAGCCTCCATTGCCTCGCGTATCTCGAATTCATCACCTCCGTTCTTCGCCGCAAGGCAAAGCTTTTCAAACGTTGTCGGAGGAAGTTGCGCCATTCCACTATTCGCAGGAGTGATTTTAAAAGGCTTATAAGTGTCGGCGTTCTTGCGATTCAAATCGCGTCCGAAGATTTTACCAAGCGATTGAGCCGCATTCTTTAGGCATTCAGCTTTCAATTTTGGAAAGGCGAGGTCGAGTGCGTTCGGTTTCTTATTCATAGGATTAATCGCCCATTGATTTCTTTCTTGACCTTCGAATCCTTGCGGTATTTTATCGACCATAATAATTACTGATGCCGCTCCGATACGGGTCAACTTCTGACCATTTACCGGGTTGATTACTTCAAGTGTGAGTGATCCCTGCACTTCGTTCGCGATGGCCGACCATGTGAAGTTACTTGTCGACCATTGACCGAAAAACAATTCGTCAAGTGTCATCTCTATGTGTGAAATCGTGATGGTCTTCGCACGACCATCGGGCGTGTATTCGACCGCCTCATGGGCAGGCTCGGAATTGAGCCGCCCAATAAACTTTTGTAGTTGTTCCAATTGTTCCATTGGGAAAGGTTTTTTTTAGGGATTAATAGGGGTTGTTATAATCTTCAAGTTCTTCGTCGTTTAAGAGAAGCCATCCGTCACCATAACACTTCTCGCAACGATGACCGCGATAGGGAGGCTCGTGTTCGGTGAACATACCGTGTCCATCACACTCCTTGCAGGTTACACGATGCGTGTTCATAGTTCAAACTTTTTGAGTGCGACTTGAAGTGCAGCATTGAACTCCTCGATGGGCATCGGCTCGCAGCATGTCTCGAATTGACGACCCAACCAATCTGCGGTACGGATATGATTAACGAGGGTCTCACTAAGCAAGTAGATGGCATCGTTCTCGCTCTTTATATAGAGCATTTCTGCGTGATGCGATGGGTTGCGGAATGCCGCAGGGGTTTGGATAGTGATGGTTGTGGTCGTCTCGACCTTGGTTTTAAGGGACAATTCCATTTTTTTAATTTTTATTAATTAGAAAGTGATTACAAGTAGGATGAAGAACACAACGGCGATCGCTGCATCAAGCAAAAAGTCCATTGATTTCTCTTGTGGTAAGGAGCAATTCGACTCGGACTTCGGTGTTTTGCGCAACGTATTCGCCGACCACTGGTTGAGTGGGTTGGAGATGGAAACCATCACAGAATTCGTTAAGCCAATTGAGACCTTGAGTTCGTGACTTGGAGATGGAAAAAGATTTGTCATGGGTTTTGAGATTGGTAATAATTAGGATAGCCATTTGGTGTTGATATAAATATTATAGCCGTGGATTTGGTTTAGGGTCGCTATTGCCTTGGATAGGTCGCTCTCGGTGAGTTGTGGTGTCTTAATCACCACGAATGGGTCGAGTGCCTTACCGTGTTGGGTAGCGATAACGTGGATAGTCTTCACAACAATTCCATTGTAAAATCATAACCACGACCGCCTGCTGACCAACCGATAACTTGTCCGTTCTCGACAATTGCTTCGGGAAGCATATCAGCCGCTTGCTGACGCTCAATAAAACTACGCATAGCCGCAAGGTGTGTTGGGAAGTCAAATGATTCAACTTGTCCGTTGAAATAAGTGATGGTAATAGTTGTCATAATAATTAGATTTTTAAGGGTTTTTGTTTATTTTATCGTGTTTCAAGTTCTACAAATACTTGGCGTAGTTGATACGCTACTGCATCCGCGGCATCGTGATTGCCCCAATTTATTAATCGGTCTAATTGGGATTCCAATTCGGTTGCTCTTTCAATCAATTGTTGTTTGCTTAAATGCTTCATAACTTTTGGTTTTTGTGTTTGTGTTTGTTTGACTCGACAAATGTATGTAACAAAAAAGTGACAAAGCAAAAGAAAATTGTTAAATTTTTAGTTTTGCCCTTGCATCAAGGGTTTCAAGACCACATATTTGGCGAAGTTAATACTGGAGGGAACGCTTTCCATGAGGTAAAAGGTTAAGACAAATTAGGTTTTAAGGGAACAAGAAGAGGCTTCGGCCTCTTTTTTTATGCGTAAGAGTATCTACCGTAGTTCGGAAACAACTCAAAGAACATACGCATCATTATCATATCGGCATAGTCGGGAGAAAGGCCATGTGTTTTTTGAATCTCATCCTTTCCTGTCACACTTAACTTACCATCGCCATCAATATTCTTTCGGCGAATCATGTCGAGTTCTTTAGTAATTGTGTCACGATGCTCCAAGGGGAAGAAGACTTCGTTCATTTCAATCTTCTCTGCAAGTTTAAAATAGCATTCAGCCTTTAAGTTAGTAAACCGAAGTGGTTGCGTGGCTCTTGCGCCATTGCGAAACTCACGAATCTTGGATACATCAACGACACCACTTCCAAGACCATCGGCGTCACCAATGCAATTCGAAAGCTTTATATGTCGTGTATATGCAAGGTCACCTATCACACGTGCAACTTCATCGACTTTCTTTCTGCGCAATTCAATAATCTCGATAAGAGCCATTCCACGCCAAATACCTATCACGGTTCGGTCTTTACCTAAACGAGCAATGTCCGCAGTCAAATACAATTCACCTTGATTAGGATGCTCTCTAAAGCATCGCAGGACATCATCAGTGGAGAAGAGATGGTCTTGAGTTTCATCAAAATTCCAATCACCTTCGAGGAGTCGCTTGCGATCAACTTCGGGAAGCAAAGAAAGGGTTCGATGGTACGATTCGGGTAGGTGGATATTGTCTCCTGCTTTGGCTTGGATAAATGCATATGTCGATGGTAATTCACCCTTTGCCCAGGGCGCATAGAATTCATTGTAGAGCCATCCTTTAGTTGGGTTGCAGGTCATCAATCCCTTCGGCTTTAAATCGTATTCCTTTAGTTTAAATCGCACACGCGACCGCAGGATATCTATCGCCTTCTTCGATACTTGAGATACCTCATCTACTGCCCAATCAGTCAACTCATAGCCGCCAAGTGAATCGAACGATGGGTCGCTCGGTCGCAACTCAAGGTCTTTTAATATGACTTCACTCCCATTCCAAAAGCGAATAATGGACGATTGCTGATTGTACTCGTAATTCTTACCTGCTTTTAGTCCATACATCGCGCATACCTCAAAAAAGGTCTTTAAGGTGGTCTTCTTCAGCGTATCTAATTTGGAACGACCAATCAGTCCACGAGTGCCTTTATACTTGAGCCTTCGCTGAATCATCCATGCGCAAAGGGTGAATGACTTGGAGCCTCCTGCGGCTCCCCCGAAAAGAACAACCTCCGCTTCACTATCGTTGGCGAGTGAGCGGAGGCATTCAATTTGTTTAGGTAAGAACTCAATCATAGTAAGTACTTCGGATTCTTGGTAAGTTCATAGGCTTCAGCCATAAGCCGATTCATACGCCGCGAGTACTCAAGATTCGGTTTCATTAGCCGCATAACGGCGAGCCAAATTAGTTCTCGCTCGATGGCCTCTTGCCGTAGCGATACGGCTTCGTCGATGATTTCGTTGTGCATTCGTAATAAATATCTCGGTTAAATTTTTCCACTTCGAGGTCAACAGCCTCCTTCAAGCGATGCAAAATGGCGGCTTCGTTATCAAGCGTGTTCTCACGTAACTCGGAGAAGACTCGATACAAGCGATCAATGCCCCTTACCATGGCGTTTCGTTTTGAGGCTTTGGCTTCATCTCGCTCAAGGAGATGGAGAGGAATTCTCCACTCTTTCCTTGCTTTTTCCATGCTGATATGCGCATCTCTTTGTCTCCTACCATGATAGTACCCGTCATGTCGGGATGCGTTTCTTTCTCTTTGCGGTCGTTCTTAAAGAGCGAGCCTTGATTTTGTTTGTGTTGGTATGACATGTATTTATAGATTACGTGTGATATCGGCTATTGACATTTTGGTTATGTCCGATAACCTTTTGAGGTCTTTCAACTGCATCAAGTTCGGATTCTTAACCCACCTATGTGCAGTCATACGAGTCACCTTCATACGCTCAGCAAAGAGTGTTTTAGTGCCGAAGTGGTCGATGATTATGGTTTCGAGTTGACTCATTAGTTGTATTGGCGCATCTTTGGCAAAGATATGTAACTAAAATGCTACAACGCAAGGCGTGAACGCAAATAAACTCGATAAGTCACTCACCGAACTGATGCCGGTATGGCGAAGATTCGCTCGTGGCCTCGTCAAGAGTAGTGTCAATGGCGATGATTTGCTTCAAGAAACATTATTAAAATGCATGGAGAACCAAGGAGCGAAAATGCATCAACTTGCCGAGTCGGGTCACCTATTCACGTATGTCAATCGATGCTTGTATACTATGGCTATCGATTCATCGAGTCGCTATGGAATGAAGTATCGGAAATTCGCTACGGGATGGGACACATTCTCGACCCAACATGAACGAGAACCCGAACAACCGTGGTTAGGTAGTCGCATTGACAACGAATACTTGGATGCATACATATCACTAATGCCCGACATAGATGCGATAATGCTTCGTCTATACATCATGGATGACTTTTCCTATCAAAAGGTTAGCGAACACACCGGTATTCCCATCAAGTATTTATATAAACGAGTCGAAAAAGCAATCAAAAAAATTAGAACCAATGTCACTAAACGTCCCTCCTGCTATAAGGATGAAGAGGTATGACCTATGCAAGTCATGCAAGTACTTTAAATCAACCACGCGATCGTGCGGAACGCTTCGCATCTTCAAGCCACTCGGCGAGAAAATCACGGTGGAAGAACAACTCCATAACGAAAAGGCAGAAGAGGCAAACGAAATCACTTACTATCGTCGCAAGGCAACGCTATGTGGTTGTGTGATGCCTCTCAAGACATGGCTCAAAGGTGCAGAATGTCCAATAGGCAAGTGGTCATCCGAACTCACGAGGGAAGAAGTGGAAGAACTCCGTTTATTCTTGCAGTCGTTGCCTAACACGATAAGCGATACCGAGATGCAAACAAGAATACTGAAGTGGTACAATAAACTCGCACCGAATGGTCACAAGCTTACTTGTGCGTCATGCAATGTCCCAACAATGGTCAAAGAACTCCGCAAACAAGTCCTATGATGGCTAAAGTATTCCCATTCCATATCTTCCTTGCTGCAGTCTCATTCGACTACGATGGTGTCCTATCTACCAAGAAGGGTAAAGAGATGGCCAAGAATCACCTCACACAAGGAGATAAGGTCTATATCATCACCGCGCGGCAGAAGGATGACTCCAGTGCAGTCTATAACACGGCCAAAGAACTCGGCATACCGCGATCGCAGGTCGTATTCACGGAAGGTCGAGACAAGTGGACATATGTCAAGAGAAGGAAGATGGACATACACTATGACAATAACCCCGAACAGATTCAAAAGATAAACGAGAAGACAATCACAAGAGGTCGATTATTCAAATGAACAACTATATAGCCATCTCAATCCTATCCGCACTACTCGTATTCCTCGGATACGTGATAGTCGATACTATTAACCAAGCAAAGAACAAGTAATGCCAATCCCCGAACCAACTACTGACGAGAATCAAAGCGACTACATAGGTCGATGCATGGCTGACGATAAGATGCTACTTGAATATCCCGACTCGAAGCAGAGGTATTCGATATGTCAAATGAAGTGGGATAGTAAAAAGCAATAGATGATGGACACGATTGACAACAAAAAAGAGGCTATGCTTGAGGCACTACGCAAATCACTCGGTGTAGTGACTGATGCGTGTGATATGGTTGGCATCGCAAGGCAGACTCACTATAATTGGTACAACCTCGATGCTGAATACAAAGCTTCAGTCGATGAGTTGAAGGATGTCGCACTCGACTTCGCTGTCACCGCTCTGCATAAGTTGATTGCTAAAGGCGATACTGCGGCCACTATCTTCTATGTGAAAACCCAAGGCAAGAAGCGAGGCTTCATCGAACGTCAAGAACTAACCGGCGAGGAAGGTCAACCCATCATTCAAATCGCGAAGAACCTATAACACATACACATGAAGTTTAAACTACCTAAAGACTACGGTGATATCACGCTTCGGCAGATGGTTTCATTTATGGAGGCGAAGACCCAAGTTCAGCAACTCATGGCTATCACAGGATTCCCACAACTCCATGTGATGGACTTCAAACAAAAGGAAGCTGACCTCATCATTGAGTCGTTCACCAATGCATCGAACATCGGCACTCCACGCCATGAGCAAACGTTTCTTGTTGAGGGTATGCGTCTCGGCTTTATCCCCGACCTTGATGCGTTGTCACTCCGCGAGTACATAGACCTCGATTCTTATGCGAAAGAGATTTGGAAGGGTGATGGTACTATCAATTACAAGTACTTCCCCGACTTGCTGTGCATATTGTTCCGACCCGTCAACTCGATGCTTGGCGAATACTATGACATCGATCCCTACAACGTGGATAAGTTACCACGCTACAAGCGTTATGTCGACTCGATGACCATGGATAGAGTCAACGGAGCAATGGTTTTTTTTTCGAATTTTCTAAGCGACTTAATCGTCAATTCGTTGGATTATTTGGAGCAGGAGATGAGGACGAAGATGGAGACGCTTCAACACCAAGCGGATTAGGACGATGGAAATGGATGCACATCGTAGAATCGTTGGCGAGTCGCGACATAACGAAGTTCGACCAGGTACTCGACCGAGCAGTAAAAGAGGTGTTCACACATCTATCATATATGCGCGATTATGCGCAAGAAGAGAGAAGATTAAT